TAACAATATTTTCAGCATCCTTTTTTACATTTAACCAATGTTCATTTTTTGAACTCGGGTCGTGCCATCTGTTATCTGATTTTAAATCATAACATAAATAGTTGTAAACGATTTCAATTAATTTTTCTTTATTTTCCATGTTCTTTGATTTTTAGTTTATAAACTTTGATTAATTCTTTTATTTCATCTAAGGTTAGTTTTAAAGCATCCCCTCTTTTATTCATTAAAACAACGTAGTTAAATGCGCTTATTCTGTGCTGTATTCTTTCGTTATATTCTAAGTGATTACCATGTAGATGTTGGTTACAATGAACGCATTGCCCATGTACGTTATCTTCGCAAAATCGTAAGTTAGGATAACGACCTACTGAAAAGAAATGTCCTGCATCGAATTTTGCACCTAATGGTCTATCACATGAAATACAAGGTTTATTGGCATCCCTTAAACGAATATACTTATTAAATACTATTTGAAGTAAACTAAGCCATTCAGTTCGGGTACGAGTATTCTCAATCATTACTTTCTTTTTCTCTTTCCATACCTTCGCTTCAGCTAACTTTGCTGCACATTTAGCTCCACAAACTACTTGAGTGGTTTTAAAAGGAGTGAAGTTTCCACCACACTCCTTACATTTTTTACTTTTTATTGAACGCATCTAAATATTGGTTAAATAAATCCCTTGCAATTGTTACTTTCTCAATCATTCGTTCCTGTACTTCCTCATTAGCTTCCCATCTTCTAATGTATAAACCAGCATCGGAGTTAAGAATTAAACGAGGGTCAAAAGAAATAAAGTCGCACCACTTTCTTCCTGACAATAAAAGATAGCACTGCATTTGGTAGTAGTAGTCGTTATTCTCACTTTCAAAGCTATCTTCATTAAAGAAAAAGTTTAAATGATTAGAACCTACAAAAGGGCATTTAATTTCAATCATTCCTTCCTCACCTACTAATCCATCTGGACTGCCTGTTAATCCTTCTATATTTTCGCTTATAAGCAACTTTGATTCAATAACTTCATTACCTGTTCGGGCAGTGTAATATCGTTTCGCTATTGGCTCATTTTCGTGTCCCCATGCAGTTGCATAATTATCTATGCTTTGTTTAGGCTGACCGCTTAACCTTTCATAGACCTTCTCACGAATGTAAGTTTCTGCACCTTTACTGAGCACGTCCTTTTTAGAACGTGGCTCAGTCATAAGTTTCCAAATCTCACTTCCGGTGAAATTACCTAATCTGTTATCCCACCACGTAGGTGAGTATATTTCAATTGTTGATTCCATAGTTTTAAAGGTAGGGGACAAATTGTCCCCATGATTAAATTGATTTTATAAGTGCTACTTCTACTTCCTGACTAACTGAATACTTTTGTTTGATAACATCTATTGAACCGCCTGACATCATATATTCCTGTGCTTTTTTATACACTTCACTATTTAAAATTAATTCAGGTTTCTTTTGCTCAACTTTCTTATTATCATGGTCAGCATCCTGTTCTGTTTCATCAATTAAGAATAAACCATTTAAAGCATATTTACGAGCGTAACTTGAAGCTGTGCCAGTCGCTTGTTCTGCACTCATTCCTTTGTGTTCGCAAAGTTCAGCATAACCATAGGCAAAGTCTACAAAATCACCTATTATTATTCTTGCAGTTGCTTTTACAAAGATTTTATTACCTCCTTGCACTACTCGGTCGCTTAATCTTAAAAGTGCGCTATATTTAAAAAGAATAGGTTTTACAGCTTCTAAAATATCTTCGGCACTTCTATACTTGTAGTTACCGAATTTGTTTAAATTACCTTTTGGCACTTTTAACTCGTTTTGAATAGCAATTAACTTTTCAATGTTAGTTAATTGTTTTTCTTGTGACTTTGTTTCTGTTGTTTGTTCTTTGGTTTTCATAATTGTTTGTTTTTAAAATAAAAAATCATCTTTACTGTCTATTCTAAAATCAGAATGAGTATCAAATGTATTTGGCTTAGTCATTACTTGGTTTTCTTTTTTAAATGGCTCTTGGAATGATGCGCTGAAATACTTTGTACCTTTTTGTGATTCTTTGAACCATAAAGATATTTCCATTTCTACTCCATTCACATTTACTGGTCCTTTATAGTCAGGGGATTTTTCACTTGTTTTCTTTGCATTCTTGAATATTACTCCAGAATTAAGCTTGTTTTTACTTTCCATGTTTTTGTTTTTTATTAGTTATTGTAAATTCTTTGTAATTAACTTTTGTTTTTGGATTCTGTTTCCAGCACTCGTTAATAGTGTAACCTTTTTTTCTAATTTTAGCTAAAACTTTGTGAAGGTTAAGTGTGCCACATGCACATTCTTTTTTAGTGATAGCATAGGCATTTGAGCCTGTTATCACTTGCCCACCTAATAGGGCATCTAGGATTGCTTGTTCTTGTGTTTTCATTGTTTTTGATTTTTACAAAATTAATAAATTATTTTTTAAGTGTATTATAAGACAAATAATTATTGGTAAATCTTTGCATCTGATTTTCAAGCAGTTGGTATTTATCCACTAAATTAGTGTCAGATTGCTGCGCTTCATTTAACTGCCCTAACTTAGTAGCTACATTATACAATTCGTTTTCTGTTTCAAAGATTTGATTCAAAAGCCTTTCCTCAACTCTCGTAAGTCCAGCCATGTAATATTTATTCTCCATAATATTCATTATAATATTGTTCAGCTGATAAATCACCATTTGTATATCGGTCTATTATTGCTTTTATTATTTGTTTTTTTTCTATTTCTTTGGCTTGTTTAATTAAATCTTCCCAAATAGCCCAAGACATATTAACTCCTACATGGTTGCATAATCGCTCTACTTCTAAATTAAGCCAATCAATTGCTGTTTGTTTATTTTCCATACTTTTTTATTTTAACATTATAAAATTCTTCTATTAAGTCCAGTAAGTCATCGTGGCATTCACCATCTTTAAAAGCCTTTCCAATGGTTACTAAGCTGAAATACTTTTTTTTAGCCATTCCAAAACGTTTTATTTTGGTGTGGTCTCCATGAGTGTAATACTCAGTCATTTTAAATTTAATTGTTTGTGGTATTTTCATAATTTATTTTCTAAAAGTTATATTGTTTTCTATTAATATTTGTTCAACTATTTTCCATGATTTTATTCCAACATGCCTTAATTGTAAAAATTTTTTTTTGCTTATTTCATCTGCATATTTGAATAAATAACCATTTTTTACGTATTCATTTCCATCCCATTTTTCAGGAATATACAATAAAGCATCAACTATTTTATTGCTTAATTTTTCATTATTTACAAAATCTTCAATTGGAATACGATGTAAATTTTTATGTACATCTTCTTTTTCTTTTGCTATTTTTTCTTTTAAAAAGTAGCTTTTTAATTCCTCTTTTTCATCATCTGATAATGATTCAATAAATAAATAAACGTTCATATTGCTTGTTTTAATTGATTTTTAATATCTAAACTTTTAAACATCTTAATTAACTCTTGGCACAGTTGGAAGTTCCAGTCATTCTCATATTGATTGTTTCCAATGAATATTTTATGCCTTCCAACCACTTGCCCCTTCTCAAAGAATTGAAAATAAAATTGAGTTTCTTTGTCAGTAATAAACATTTCCATTACTGTATTTTCTAAATTAACTCGGCTTATATTATTCCTATTGTAAAGGATTAAGTTAGCATCAACGAACCCATACCAATACTCTAAATTGTTATTGAGTTCTACGTAATTAGCGTTATTCATAAATTAATTTTTTAATGGTGTTGTAAACTTCGTTAAATTCTTTCTCTTCAATTCTTTCATAGCTGCATGGGTATTGCATCATGTGTTGAGTAACTTGTATTGAATGTTCAAACTCACCTAAAAACAATACTGTGGTTCTTGTTTCTTCTACCATGTAATAATGGTAGTGTTGTTTAGTAAATAATGGAAGTTGTACTTCCATTTGTACTTTTTCTTTTCTTTCGATTGTGACTTTCATTGTTTGTGTTTTTAATTATAAAGCAAATATAAAGCAAATTATAATATAAACAACAAAAAAAAGCAACTATTTTTTATGATAATTGCTAACTACTTGAAA